CCTGCAATAACATGAGTGGCATTAAAACACCTAAGCTGCCATACTCGCTCTGAAACTGTATCTGAATACGATACAGTTGGTTCTGTTTCTATCCACACATCGGTGGCAAAAAACAGCGCATTACCACTGCTATTCTTAACAATGAGAGGCATCTTGCCCACTAAGCTGCTAATATTACCAAACAAAGAATTTAATTGGCTAATACCTATTAACCCCCTCTCTTTAGCTTTCTTTGACCTTTTTTGCTGCAATGACTTTAAATAGCTAAGATACTCATTAGACTGACTAGACTGACTAAGTGTTATTGTTACCTTGTATGTGCTGTACTTCTTAACAACAATTTCTACTTGTCCATCCATACTTCTTTTATTGCTAAATAGGGGTGTCTCTCTGCTAATCTCAATAAATGCACCGCTATCAGGGAATCCTGAAATTGACTTCCCTGCGAATGTTATTGATACATCAGCAGGGGAGTAATGATAAACTGTCATACTCCCTCCTTTAATAGCTACAAGTGAAAGCCCCATAAAGAGGCTTTCTATTTAGCTACTGAATCCACTCAGAGGCAACAGTGCCACCTAGTTTCTCAATATTGCTAACTTCGTCTGCTGTGAACAAACCATTACCGCCTACAACATCAACCATAGAAGCACAATGAATTACCCAATCACGAGTGTTAACATCAGCACCAAATTGTTGATTAGGTACAATACCAATCCAAGCATTTTGAGCAAACAAGATTGAACGTCCACTGCCGTCTTTGATTGTTAAACTAAACAAGCCTTGACCATTACGAGTGTTCTTGTCATAGTTGTACAAGTTATAAAGTACATCATTAGAAGATGATGTTTGTGCTAGTGATAATGTTGCCATACCACTTTCGTCTGCACTATATGTACGAGTTGTATCGTTATCAACACCAACGTATTTCTTCCATGTATCTTGGCCACGCTCAATATTGATTTGACTGTCATCAGCAAAGCCACTAACTTGGTGTACAACACCTTTAGCTTTTTGTTGGATAATAACAACAACATCAATAGGAGAATAAGTATTAATTCTACCGCTCATTATTTATCTCCTTATGCGTACACTGTGCCAGAAACACTAACAGCACGAATAGCACCAGCTAGACGAGCAACAAATGTTACATTAGGCAATACACGAGTGGCTCGTTGTGCGCTAGACAATGCAAGCACATTAGGAACGCTAACTACAGGCTCAGGGTCAGAGGCTAAACCACCAACTTGAATACCTTCTAGCATAACCTTACGGATAGCACCTTCAATAGCTGCTGCACCTGCGGCTGTATAACCTAACTTACGAGTATTAACCAATAGAGTCCACAAGTCTTCTACAATACGGGTTTTTAACCATGCTGCAAAAATGATAACATCAATCCACTCACCAGAGGCAACTTTGCCGCCAACAAATATATCAACACCACCTACAGTCTCAAATGTAGAACCACGTTTACCTTGAATATAGCCCACCTCAGCAGATGTCAAAGCATCGGCAACTAAACCAATCGCTGTCTTTTGTTCCCATGTGTTACTACCTGCCTGTTCAGGACAGAAGCGGCCAACAAAGGCACACTCAGCAAATGTTGAAGCACTGCCACTATATAAGTAGAATGTGTTATCATAGTTGAGAGCTTTAAGCTTACTGAAAATATCCGTAGTGGACGATGTTTTAATACCTGAATCACTAGACGAGAAGCAATACACTTTTTGTGCTGTTGCTTTGATGCTTTCAATATAGGCTGCAATAAGCAACACATGAGCCTCTGTGTGTGTCTCAGCATTAAGGACAAACCACTCATCATTGGCTGTACGAACAGCAGCGATAGTGTCGTTCCAAGCCTCTGTTACAGAACCATTAACACCAACCAAGTTAGTTGTTACGGCATAAGCTGACCAGTCAGCACCGCTAGTTGTTACAGACAAATCTAATGTGGTTGTAGCTGCACCGACAGTGATACCTGTAATACCTGTCTCTGCTGTAATAGCTGCTTTCAAACCTGTTACAATCTCGGCTGCCGTAGCACTTGCATCAGACGTAAAAGTTACAGTGTAACCATTAATTTTTAATGTATATACAGCACTATCAGCAACAGTTGGTGTGAATACAATGCTAGGCACTTGTCTACGACCAATAATCACTTTCTCTGGTGATACATTTTGTGCAAAATATCGTTGAGCTGCTTTATATACATTAGATGTAGATGTAAAGCCAATCTCTGTAATTTCTGTTAAGCTGTTAAATTCTTTAGCGCGTTCACTAAACACTGTATGTTCAGCTACAAAACACGGAATAGTAAAAGATGCTCGTTGAATTACTCTTGTTTCTCGTGTAATCGACACATCAATAAAATCATTGACAGTAGTCATTTTATCTCCTAAATCTAAGCCCCAATTGTGAGGGGAATTGTTATATCTTCCAAATTGAAAGAGCTACTTGTTGCCCCATAGGAGCTTCCATACGATAAACCGTAACCGTACTCCACTACTTCTGCTAAAGAGTATTGCAACGTACCCTCACCATCTACTGACGTGATAATTGGAATTACCATCTCATCAATGTGTTCATAAGCGAATGTAATATCTATACCTGTCACTGTGAATACGCTAGTATCTCTCATAACAGGCACTTGTCTTAGTCCACCAACCTTTAAGACAGATAAACCTTTATCAGAGAATATATATCTTGTAGGGGAGAACTTAAATAATGCTTCAAATTGTTTTGCTATGCTTGCGGCAGATGTAGAGCTAGTAGAGGTAGGCTTCTTACCTGTAAACTCAAACCTAACCACTGTCTCATACACTGTATTGATTTGTTGCTTTAGTGTTGTTCCATTAACATATAATGTCTCAGTGCCTTTGGATATTGCTGTATCACTAATGATACTACACATTACATAAGTTGTTGTCGGCTCTACACCATTACCGTATTCCCATATAAATTTAACACCAAGCCCTAAAGAGTTTGCCGCACTAGCAATTGCATTTTCTATTGTATCGTATGTTGAGTCAGCTATAATTGCCACTATACTAACTCCTCTCTAATACAAATAGCTTTTGTATGGTTTAAGATACCCATAACATAAGTGTATTCTTCTTTAACATCATGTTGTACGCCATTCCATAACACCTTATCACCTTTCTTTAATAGAGAGCCTTCTTGTGTCATGCTTAATGGTGTAGTGGTGTAGAGCTTAATAGCTTCTTGGCTTGTATCACCTGCTTTACCTTCTTTATCTCTACGCTTAACTAGGTGGGGTTGTACATTAGCTGTTATTGTAAACTCTGTGTATGTTGGTTCTACCCACCTACCGTTTGTATCATAACTCCCTGTATTTGTTCTACGCACCGTAACAGTGGTACTACCAACAGAAAGAAATCTTGGTGTTAGCATATATTAGCTCCTTGTCTTTCTTCCTTTGGTTGCCTCTTTTGCAATAGGCTCTTTAACATCATCACTTACATTGCCGATAACAACCTTATTCTTGCCATACGCTTTAGGGCTTATCACCATCCATTGTAATTTGTTTCTAAGCTGCCCTGTCTCAATAAGAATATCTAATGGGTAGCCTTTACGTCTTTTCTCTGCTATTGTTCTAGGTCTTAATTCTGTGAAGTTGCCTGCATCAATCTCTTGTTGAACAGTTTTACAAAGGTTTAATGCGAAGGCTCTTAATCTATGTTGGAAAGCATTCTCTACACCACCTTTAGTATTCTTTACTCGCCCTAATAGCTCTTGGCCAAAGAGGAAAGGAACAACTTTAGGTATTAAAACCTCTGCTTTACTAATGCTCTGAGTAAAGAATGGTCTCTTCTTATAACCACCTTGTCCTGCTGCTTGCCTATATTCGTGCCACATAGCAATAACAGCAACAGGGAGGCCATGCCGTCTATCTTTTGGGTCTGCACCCTCATAAGTCTTATCGAAGTAGCCCCATCTTATTTTCTTTGTTCCAAAATCAACTAACCGCTTTTGCAGCATATTTAATTCTGTTAGGTCTATCTTTACCTTGTTCTTCCAAGATTGGCCTCTTTTAAGTTTTACAGCCATATCTCACCTCAATCAAGGAATGGATTCTCAGGGTCTAAAACAAGTTCTTTCTCATAGGACGGTACACCATCTGTAAAGCCAATATAGAATTGTTTCTGTACGGCATCAGCATCATTAGCTCTAGTAGCCATGTCAGAGCGACTTATACCGCCAGCAAAAGGTATTGCAGTAATGGAGTCTATAGATGGGTTAGTTATTGCTAATTTAACAGCGTCAAGGTAGTTACGGAAGTAGTCGCTGCCGTACACTTCAATATCACCTGCACGTTCTCTTGTATATCTTGAAAGGGCAAACAACAAAACGGTGAACAACTCTCTGGTTGCTCGTCTTTCATTCTGTTCATTTCTTGTTAGGTAGTATGAGTAAACATCGTCACCTAATATCTCTACAGGGTAGATGTCACCTACGTTCAATCGTAAGCGGTCTATAGCTGACGTTGATGGTGATGCGGTATAAGCCATAATCTTTATCCTTTAGTTTATGGCTTACGCCTGTTAATCGTCTATATTTACTTCGTATTCCAATAGGGCTTTATATGCTCTTGGGTCAATTTGTGACTTGTACTGTTCCGCTACTTGTTTGATGTAGGCTTCTTTGGCCTTCTTATATGCTGTGAATGCCTCAAGCTCAGTATTAAATCTCCCAAGGTTAAAAGTCTGTCTAGCACCACGACTGCACTTTGCAACGAACTTATCTCTTGATTTGTCAAAAGAAACACCTATTGCGTAATCGCCTCTGCAAGAGTTTTTAGTTATAAGAAGCTGATTTACTGATTTAGGAACAAACACGCAAGTATCTTCACTGTAAAGTTTGTTTCCTTTAATTAGGATATCCTTATCTAAAGCGAAGCCTTTGCTTCCAAACCCAACCTGCTCTTGACACCACTCATAAAGTAATCAAAACTTTTGAAGTTTTCTGAAACTGTACACCCTTCGTAGCTAGGCAGTTTGTGTCTTTCTTTTTCACTGTAGCATCTACGAAGCATAGCCTTCCACAACTGATACTCAGGTCTATGTTTTCCTAGGATACTAGAAGTATGTTTTCTAGCACCAATACCTACACCGTATAATAAATTACCATTTGACTTTCCGCACATATTTTTTCCTCTTGTTTGTTTAAGAGGTAGTGTATCACTATTATCTTTGTCTTTCTACTATTATTTAATTATTAATGAAGCCCCTTTCGAGGCTTCAATTGTACAACTTATTAATTCGAGCTGTATAGTCGAATTATGAGTTGGGGCTTCTTACATACATGAACTAAGTTAGCTTCGGACTCAAAGCTAATACCGTTACCTTTCGGGTCGTTGTACTGGAATACATAAGCTTCCATACCAACAGTGTTAACTAAGTCCATTTTCAATGCAGGGGCAGCGAAGGAACTAAACACGTTTGTCAAACCTGTTGGCACAAGGCGAGCTTCACCTGACGGAACGTAACGTGTACCATCTGGCTTCAAGCCGCGATATTCGATAAAGCGAACACCGCCATGATAGAACTCACGAGTACCTTTAGGCAAGTCACCATCTAAACGCATACGCAACGGTTCTTGTGTAGAACTGTAGTATTGGTAAGCTGCTTGTACTTTTGGATGCTTAATTAAGTTAGCAAAGAACTCAGGAGAGCAGATTGCAACAAAGCCTGTGATTGTATCAGTGCCATCAAAACGATTATCAGTGATGTAAGCGATACCTTGCTCAATAACGCCAATAATATCAGTAGTAGATGTGCCAAAAGTAAAATCAATTTCTTTACGAGCTACAGCAAAATCTGTATAGTAGTTAACAGACACAGTACCAGATGGAGCATATATTGATCCATCTTCTAACAACTTAGCGCGAGCAATCTCTTGCAAACCTAAGTGTGCGCGACGAATACGATTCAACTCACGGGCTACAGCAGCAGCTACAGTATCCGCTTGGTCATTACTACCGTAAGCAGTTTTACCTTGAATTTGTTCAGGGGTAATGAAACCATCTAAAGGATAGTGGGGGATTGGGTAAGAACGCAATTTACGAACTGCATCCTTAGTGTACACGTTACGTTGGCCGCGTACTTGGTCAACCATAACGGCAGTGTTTTCAATAATATCTTCAAAAGATACGGTGTTTGTTGTAACACCTTGCACTTCGCCGAAGATTCCTAACCGACCAATCACGTCCCATTGGTTGGGAATGGAAAGTAATTGTTCTGTGCGGTCAATGACCTCAAAGTTATTAGTATAGCTACGAACGATACTCATTTATAATTCTCCTTAATTATGCTACGACAGGGAACGAACCGATTTGACTACGGCAAATAATACCGATAGCTTCGAGTTCACTGTATAATTTTGTTTTTTCTGCCGTAGTGTCAATTGACGCACCATAAGTCAGAGTCTCTTTACCAACGATAGCTGCACCACGAACTAACGCAATGACAGAAGTATCAGTAGTAGCTGCAATAGTAGAGGTAGAGAAGCTACCATCATTTGCAGAGATATAGATTGCACGAGCTACAGCACTACCATCAGTAGCGGTTGCTTCAACTTGCTTGTACTTGTAGTCACCAACAACTTCAACTGTCCAGCTATCACCAACTACGAAATCTGTTGCGCCGTCAGCTAACGTGAAACCAAGTTGATTAGAGTAGGCTACTGCTACAGTACCATTACCAATCACAGCACCCGACGGGTCACTGACAGTGAAGTTACCAGCATTAGTAGCTGCTTCGATGATACGGATGGTGTATGTACCACGTTGCGCTTTACCTGTTGCGGTTACAGTGCCAATTGCACCATTACCAGTATTTGTACCTGCTGTTGCGGTTACACTAGTAGATACGAATGTACGGCCTAACACTGTACCAATCGGATAGGTTTTAGCACCAGCTTCATACACTGTTACTACATCGCGGCAAATGCCAACGCTTGCTTCTTGCTCATATTTAACAACAGCGTTAAAACGTGTTGCCTCAGTTGCGACTAAACTCATTTATTAATCTCCTTAGATTACTGTTTTGGAATGTATTTGGCTTTAAGGATTTCAGCTACTTTGTCAACAGGTTCTTCTGCCTGACTTCCGCCTACACCTTTTTCTTTCAAAGCTTCGGCTTCTAAATCCGCACTGCTTTTAAAGGATTTAATAACAGTAGCGAATGAAACATCATCTAATGGAGACAATGATTTAAACAATTCTGCTGCTTCTTCTTTTGGCTTTACAGCCTCTAACTGTGCTAAACGAGCTTTCTGTACGTTAGCTAATTTCTCAGCTTTCATTACTTCAACCTCGTCTTTAGCTTTTTGTACGTCTGCTAATGCAGTTGCTAATGCACTATCTAAAGCGTCTTTAGCTTTTTGTAATTCAGCTAATTGTGTTTGAACAGTGTTCAATTCATCTTTAGCCTTTTGTACTTCCTTATCCACAGGAGTCTCCTTTTTACTTTGTTTTACTGGGTTTTTGGATTTCTCAAGATAAGCCTCAAACTTGCCTTGTGTACTCCTAATAGACAGTAAAGAAGCTACATTCAAATCTTGAATAGTTTCTATACCCTCTTTCACAGACTTTAGAATCTCAACCGAGTTGATAAAGTCTTGTTTTTCTTTTTCACACTCTGCTTTATATTCTTCCCAAGACATTTCACTCTTGTCTTGTTCAGACATATCTTCTTCATCTTTGAAACCTAAGATTTCTGTCAGAATGTCAGCATCATCACTATACACATTAAAGAACTTCTCTAAGAAATCATCAAACGGTAATGTCACTTTAACCATTGTAGCCTTTTCAATATCAGCATCTAAAATGTCATCTACAGACTTCATCACTAGAGCTTCTGTATATCCATTTGCTGCACCACCTTGACTACGATGAACCAATGCAACATGATGTGTGTCTTTGTCAAATCGGTACTCATGTACTAAGCGTTTAGCTTTCTTTTGTTCTTTTTCATCACTCATTGTTTAGTTCCTGATAAACGGCTGTAGCACCAATGCTGACACCTTGTATTTCATTGTTCTTGACCATTGCCCACAACAGTTCACTGTCTGTATCGCCTTCGGGGAAGTGCCACCACTGTAACCAACTACCTTTCTTAACCTCTTTACCTGTATCAGTTGTAAAACCGACAGGGGTAATAAAGGATTGTTCAATCTTAGCTTTCTCAGTATTGATACGGTGGAACAGGTTAGCTTTATTGCATACACTGTTAAAACTGATACAGGCTTTCTCAACACATTCTTCTGTGTTAGTGTCACCGTGTTCATCAATCTCATTGGGTGCTAATACAACAAACATTGCTCTACGCTGTTCAATATCTACAGCTTTAGTCACTTCAACAGTTGGCTCAATCTCTTTTAATGAACTACCATCTAAGCCAAATGTGCTGGTTAGTAGTACAGCTAATTTATCAGCTAACACTTCAACCACACTTTTCTTTACTTCTTTATGTTTATTAGCTTCTGAAATGCCCATTAAGATAGCATCAATATGTTCGTAGCCATCTTCTGTGGCTTTATTGACTGTACTTGTGAAAATCGCTTTCTGCTTTTCGCTAAAGCCGTTTGTGGAGGCTGGTAGCTTTTTAGCTTTGTTTAGCATTATGCTGCGTTCTCCGTGTTAAGGTCTGAGGTGTTATTAGCTGCTACTGTATTCTTACGAGTACCCTCACCAC